TGGTTCTTTTCTATATTTTGTTCCGACATATTGTCACCTCCTGTGATTTTTTCTAACTGAATAGATCGGCTGTTTTGAGGAAACTACCGCCCCATAGGGATTTTTCAACCGTTTCAGGTTGATTCTGTACTATCTCGCCGAGATCGCCAGACTTTCGGAAAGCGGTATCTTGCTCTACAAGTTCTACACGCTTACCAAATTCATTAAATACATTTGTTGCTACTGCAATATCTTTTGCAACTGCTTCAAATGAACTCTTTGCCACGTCAACATCAACCTTAGTAGACTTTAAAAGTTCTACTTCTGCTTGTAATGACTTGACTACTTCTACTAGATCGCTAAAGGCTTTATTAAGACCATCGTTGATTTCTGCAGTTGCTTCTGCAACTACTTCATCTGATTTAGATACTTCTGTCTCAACTTCTGGTGCTGCCACTTCAACTGATTCCTCAGCCTTTGTAACTTCTTCTGCTGGTGTCTCTTCAGACTTTTCAACAGTTTCTTCTGCTACTACAGTCTCTTCAGACTTTTCGGTAACTTCTGCAACAGGAGCCTCAACTACGGCATCTGCCTCTGGAGCGACCTCTATGTTTTTTACAACATCTGATTCTGTTACAGTATCATCTGCTGCCTTTTTTGTTGCTTTTGCCATAAGGTTTTCCTCCTTGTTCATCTTAGAAGTATTAATGCCTTTAGCACTATCAACTAAGAATTTTATCATTTCTGTTTTTTCATTATCTGCTTTTTCAACAAAACCAATGTTTTCCATTTGTTCACCAGTGGTTGGACTTAACTCTGATTCATTTTCTGAAACCATTACAATTCCTGATTCCTTGTCATAAAAAACATTTTCTAAAACTGTTTCATCTGCTTTGATAACATCAACGCCATCAACCTTTTCAACAGATACAATGTTTGCAAACTGATTTGCTGGTGAGTCTACAAGACTCAACTCTACTAGGTCATACTGCTTAATAATTCTAATTGCTTTATCTGACTTTTCGTCATAGCCATCATCCCACTTGTTCATTCTACCGCCGATAGAAAAACCAGTAAGTGTTCCATCTAGAACTTTTTCCCAAGTATCTTGTGCACCCTTTGAAACGTATGCTGAAACAAAAACTCCATTATAAAATTTCTTTGTTTCTGGATCAAAATACTTATCTGCTTTAAAAGAAACCATCTTGCCTACTGCAAGAGGTTGGTGCATCTCTCTTATGTTTCCACGAAACCTTGCAAATGCATCCATTGATGCTTCTGCTGTTACGATATCGTCTTGCTTGTCTATGTTGTCTAAAGATGCAAACCCAGAAACGACACGTCGTTCCTTGTCCACCTTGGTGAGTGGCATAGAAAGGCGAAGATTATCCCCATCAGAATTCCAATGGGCTTTAGATATATTGCTCACCATTATATTATAAACCCCTTTTTACAATTATATCACAATATGGACAAATCAGACTCTTCATCAAACTTTCTACCTTCGCCCTTTGGGTTTCTTCCAGATACTGTGGATGGGCTATCTGAGTTATTGTTAACTCTTTCTGCATCCCTTGCTCTGTTAGCGGTAGCGTCTGCTGCCTGTTCTGGCTTAAGTTGAAGTGGTTCGTCTCCACCTGGACGTTGTGGCATTCCAAGTTGCTCTCTTGCTTCGTTAGGAACCATGATCTGATTCTTAACGTATCTTTCAAGAATTTGAGACTGAGTAATTTCATCTGTAAGTGTAAGTTCATTAAACCTAAACTCAAGAATATCTGTTTTTTCACGAATAATCTTGTTTATGTGCTTTTCTAATTGTCTCTGTGATGGTCTTGCTACCTGCTCTTTAAATGTTCTATCCTGTGCTAGAGCAGAAGATATTGATCCAGAGTCTCCTCCGCCTAACTTAGACAAAGGAACTTGGTGTGCTACCAGAATGTCGTCACGGTTTTGCTTACGATATTCCTTAAAAGAACCCTCTTGTATACCGTTTTCAATTGGCTCCATTTTAAACTCAACTTTATTTGTATCAGAATCAGGAGGAAGGGGAATGTATAGCGTTCTATGGTTTTGCCCTTTAAGTCCTGTCTGTAGAAATCTAAACATTTTGTCTTCAGCATCTGCAGATAATTTTGCACCCTTAAGAGTTACAACATATCTAGGAACAGCCTTGTTGCTAAAGAAATCAATGTTGTACTGAGAAGCAAGAGAGTCTCCATACAAAGAGTTAATTGCTGAGATAATATCAGGAACGCCATAGAATGTATTTAAAGGAGAGTACTGCTTAAAGTGAATAATCTCGTTTGGTCTTGGGTCTGTGCCTAGGGGGTTGGCATTAGTTGCACCGAAGTTGCGGAAGTAAACAACTTTGTTTCCAATTACCTGAACGAACCCATCACGCAATCTACGAACACGAACTGTTGTTGCTGGAATGTGTCCAACATAACCTATGTCCCCTTTTACGGTTCTTCCAACTTCTAGATATGCATTTCCAGTTGCCTGAAGATCTGTATAAACCTTTTCCATTGAAGACGTAAAAGAATCATCGTTGTTTAGGCTTTCTAGCCAATCACGCATTTCAATCTTTGCTCTTTCAATTCTTTTTCTTGCACGATCTGTTGCACCTGTGTCTGTAGATGATTCTAGTTTTAGCATTGTTCTTGCAGAAACTTCAAAGTCATAACCTAGTCCAACAATATTTTCTACTTTAGCATCAATCGCTGCATGGTTTGCAAAAGATGTATCGTAGTAGTTTGCTAGTTCATAAAGGTTCCATGGTGGAGTAATAACATCAAATAGTCCATATCCATTTCTATAAATAAGGCCTGGGTTAATTTCTTTTGATGCTGCTCCATTGATACCTGTGTTAACTGCCATTGCACTATCCATATAGGCTGGAGACGCATCTGCCTTTGACATTCGTTGTGCACGGCGTTTAAAATTATTATCTAGACCACTAAGAGTCTTTAAGTCGTCCCAGTCTTTATTGAACGGATCTTGCTTTGAGAATGTCTCATCAGACTTTGGCAACTCATCAATACGAGCACCAATTCTATAGTCCATATCTTCACTCATTAGTCATCACTTCCATACTTTGCAATAGTGTCCTTGGCTGCTTGCACTGCACCAAGGTCATTCATAGAAGGAATTAAACCTTCTGCAAGTCTTTGCTTTTGCTCAGAGTATTCTTCTTCTGAAATTCTAGTTAGGCCTGGAACAAAAACACAGTTGCCATCTCCTGGATCACCGTAATAGATTGCTGCCTCACGTAGTTTTGCAATCTGGGAAATGTCGCCCTTCATTGATTCAATGTTTAGCACAGATCCTGTACCATCAGTAAACCATCTTCCGTTAGCCTTTTTGTACACATAAAGGCCCCAGTCGTAGTGCTTTTCAATAATCTTTGCACGAGACTCGCCAATCTGGCCCTTCATCTTGGGCAATTCTTTACGCTTTTTCTTAGGGTTTTCCATATTCATAACCATAAGTATACCATATTAAACTGGATCGACCACTATTTGGTTCCAATTAACATCAGAATATGCAGTGTATTTGTAACCACCAAACCTTAATACCCTGCTATCATCTATTACTATCTTATTTGTTCCCGTGTAACTCTTATAAACCTCTTCTGGGTTTACGCCATAATAACTTGTTTCTGACAAAACCAGCACTTTGTTCCAGTTATATGATCCAATATTCCAGAATTTCCAGTCTAACTCTCTTGAGTTTAAAACCTTTACTCTGAACCAAGGTCTTTCTGCTACGTTTTGTACCTCTTGCAGGTTTGTTGACTGATAGAAAGATATGTTATTAAATAGTAATGGGCCAGTTAATCTTATTGCTCCCTCAAAATATGAGAAATCTAGACTGCTTGCAAAATTAATACCTAGGAATCCCCAGTCTTGTAATGTTATTACTGGCTCTTTAACAACCTTTCCATTCCAGTAAAACCCTATACCATTTTGAATGAGGCCAGTCTTAGAATCAATAGCATATATTTTTGCTCTTCTTCCGCTTGGGTCACAAGCAACTAGATAGAACTTTATATAAGATCCACGACTTTCTATTTCAAAAATTTCTGTTGGAGCATATGGGAAGTAGTCCCCATCAAACCTAACCGCAAGTTGCATTGCAATAACCTTAAATCCACTTGCACGACTTTGATTAACTGGAATCATAAGGCCTCTATTAACCAAAGGATCGTACTTGCCCTTTAATTGTATTCCGCTTGTCTTTGTTAAATATAGATATGGAGAGGATGAATCATATATTGAAAATGGGTTATTCTTTTTAAAGTTGTAGTATATTCCAGTTTTAGTATAAGGGTATATTGGAGTGCCAAACCTTGTACCTATGGGACTTGCATCTGATTCGTTCAATGCTTGAGAAGCATACGACATCTTCTTAATACTTACATTATTTGTATCAGAGTTTTTCACATTAATTTCTATGTGAGTAACAAGTGATAGATCGTTAAAGTCAACACCAGAAGGAGGATAGATAATCATATTATCTACAACTTCATACTTTGTTGTCATCCAGTCAGTACCTGGGATTAATACACCGTTCCTTGCTGGTCTAACAACTTTGTTAAAATATTCGTATGTTGCGTTTGCCCCCAACTCAGTGTATTGAAAAGTAACGTAAGTCTTTACAAGTTGTCCATCTGTATCGTATTTATAATCTTTTGCAATCTTATTTTTTAAATCTTCATAGTCGTTGTATCCAGTAAATAAATAGTTGTCCAGAGACTCATAGGTTCTTTGAACTGGAACTCCGTACTCGTTTGCTAAATCTGCATAGGACCATTCAACAGGTTCAGTCTCTATTGCAATTGTTTTTGAGGTGATTGGATAATTAACATTAAATTGAATAAAGTCAAGATCAAAATATTGATCTCCTCTTTTATCAAAAACAGATTCTGCAAAATATGTTAAAGGAATGTTGTCTTCCCAATAAGCACTTGCAGCAACAACTAACTTGTATGTATCAAACACTGTGTCTGGAACTAGCATATAACTTGCTGTGTGCTCAATCAAATAATCTTCTTCTAATAAGATTACTCCACCACCTGAGATTGCTCCTGGCGCTACATCTGTAAGACCTCCGTAAGGTGGGAGAGACACTGTGTCAACTCCTCCGTCTATATCAACAATTTGATTACTCTGATAAGCAAAGAAAAGGTCTTCATTTAGTTTAGGAACTCCAAACTCATTAAATAGGTGCCTTATTTTTTGGAAGTTAAACTTTGTTGCAAACCCAATGTTATACATCTTTCCAGTAAAAGTATTTTGATTTCCTCTATCTCCTCCAACATAAAGCCTTAAGTCAGAAAGAGATCCAAAGAAGTCTGATACTGGGTTTCCAAATATCTCAACAAACCTTGCAATATTTATCCCCGCCTCAAAGAATTCATTGCTTTCTAAAAGTTCAGAAAAATACAATATCTCAGACTGTCCATTTGTGTGAATTATATATTCAAGTTTATTATCTTTAACCTGAATTTTAAAATAATTTAATGTGTTTTCTTTTTCGATCTTAAAAAGTATTTGTGGAGTTGTAGCATTTCCTTTTAACTGAAAGCATCCGTAAAATGCTGATATTGGCGTGTTTAAAAAATCAAACTTTTCAAAGAATAGGTATCCAGGAACATTGTCCCAGGAGTTGTTTGGTCTAAAAGAAAAGTACTCTTTACTGTCATACAAAAAGTTTGTTTGATCAGTAATTGCGTTTGCAACCTTGTTATCTTCAAACAGTTGAGACTTTGTTTTTGTAGACAAAACAATTTCTGGAAGTGGATGAGATATAACTGATAGACTTTTATTTGATGTTGATACGTTGTCACTAAACCCTTGGTTCCATGATCCAGTCTTTGGGTAAGAATAGTTGCCAGTGTAATTTGCAAAAGAGTAGTCAACTGTTACAGATGTACCACTATAGGATGTGTTAATGTTTTCTGGTATTTCAACACCTTGACCAAAGACATATCTTCTTTTTGCAACCTGAGAAGAAACAAGGTATGGGTATATGCCAACACAGTCTATATCTATTGGAGATATATCATCATAAGCATAAAATCCAATCCAGTCTTGATCTTTTCCGTTACCGTTTAATTTTGATGGGAAATTTGCTAATTCTTGTGAGTATGGTATTGATATAACCTCTTGCCCATTTATAAGAAGAGATGCAACATCTTTACCCAATTTAAAATGAACCAGCATCGGCCTTGTCCATTCTCCAACATAGTTTGTACGATATTCATTACCGACCTTTAAACCTATTGATGGACCATCTACATATATTCCATCAGTGGAGTTTATTGGACCAATTATCCTTTTTGTTTCTGTTGTATAAGAGTTTATTCTTAACCATGTTTCTAATGTGTACTGTTTAAATTGACCTTCATCATTTAACATGCCTACGCCTGGAACTATTAAAGAAGGAAGGTTGTTGTTTGGATATAAAATTGTGTGTCCAGGAGTTCCATAAACAAGTGGTACCCCTGAATTTTTTGCTTTAATCATGTTGTCTGACAC